CGGTAGTGGATTCTATTCCACTGATAACAGAAAGTAGCGGTATACTATGAACATGACACTTACAGAAGAAGTTATTGAAAAAGAATGGTTATTAAAAGCAACAGATCGTTGTGATTCATGTCCATCAGAAGCCCTTGTTAAGGTAACTGGTTTATCTGGAGATTTAATGTTTTGTGGTCACCACTACAATAAGATTATGAATAATGCGGTAGGGTATGATAAGATGATCTCTTTTGCTCTTACCGTTGTAGATGAACGAGAAAAATTGGAGGTATGAAAAGATGAAAATAAAATTTAAAAAACAATGGATAACTGCTCTTCGTAGCATGGGCAATAGGTCTTATTGGAATAAGCCTAATACAGTAGAGTTCTTTGCTTTTATGACAAAAGCAGCAATTATTATACCTGGCCTTTTATTTAATACTCAAATATGGTGGCTTTATATCATTGCACTGATAACAAGCATATCGTTGATATGGTCATCAACAGTAAAAACATTGCCAACTATTATTTGGTTTAATATTCTATGGTCAATTCTTGCAACAACTGCTATTGTTAAGTATTGGATTTAAGGAGTTTTTTATGTATGAATATTATGTACGCAAGGTAGAGAATGTAGTAGATGGAGATACCATTGATGTTCTTATTGATTTAGGGTTTGATATTTTATTTCAGTCCCGTGTAAGATTAGCTGGTATTGATACCCCTGAGTCTCGTACAAAGGACCTTGCTGAGAAGGCCCTTGGCCTTGAATCTAAAGAGTATCTAAAGAAGCATTTAAAAGATGCTAAGTCTGTTGTAATTAAGACTGAGAAGATGGACTCATCTGAGAAGTATGGTCGCATTTTAGGCTGGGTATATATAAATGGAGACACAGTATCTCTTAATGACATGATGATTAATGATGGTTATGCATGGGGATACATGGGTGATACCAAGGTTAAAGACTTTGTTGCACTTGAAAAAGCCAGAAAGAAGTCTGGTAAATGAGACACGTACTTTACTTTACTGCTGATTGGTGTAATCCTTGCCAACGCACAAGGCCAATTACAGATGAACTTAAAAGAGAAGGTCTTGTTGATTTTTTGTATGTTGATGTAGACACAGAACTAAAGCTGGCAGAGCAGTTTGGTATTAAGTCTATACCAACATATGTATTGATTGAAGATGGAAAAGAAGTTAAAAGAATGAACGGGGCAAAAACTCGTCAAGAGTTTTTAGACTTTGTAAATGTTTGATGATGATTCAATTAGCAAGATCATAGACAATCTTATTCTTGAGGGCGGACTAGAATTTGCTGGTGCAGATCCTGAAACTGGAGAAATCCTATACGCTTTTACTCCAAAAGTCAAAGAGTTAATGCCTGAATTATACAACGACCACCTAAACTTTGTCAATGATGAGCTAATGATTCTATGGGAAAAAGGGTATGTGAACATAGATTTCCTAATTGATGATCCATTAATATCACTTACACCTAAATCAGACGATCCAGAACAGACCTCAAAGCTTTCAAAGCAAGAGCGATGGTCATTGCAAGAACTAAAAAGAGCCATCTATACCAAAGAATTCTGATATAATCAATATATAACCTAGGAGGTTTACCATGTCACATGAATGTATTAGTAAAGCTGAGGCAGCAATTGAGTCTTCAGGCAATCCTGAGAATCCATCAGAAGCCGTTAACCCTAAAGCTGGAATGAAGAAGCCAGGCGTAATGCCAAAGGGTAAGAAGAAGAGATATCGTGCTATGAAAGCAATAGACACAACAACACTATTAAAAGACATGGTTGCAGAGGGTGACTTCGTTATTTGTGTATGTGATGATGAAACTCACGTTGGTATTGTTCAATATGTAATGACTGAAGGAATGTTTGGAGTTGCTACATCTGATTATGCTCTTGAAGCTTCCATGGAAAATCCAGTAGTATTGGTTCGCACACTTGAACTTGAAGAAGATGAAGGTATCTGGGAAGAATCAGCATACTTAGTAGGTGCAGAATCAAAGATGGTTACTAAGATTGAGCCACTTGCATTAGAAATAGAAGTTGTTGCAAATGGTTACCAAGATTGTGGATGCCCTACATGCGAAGCACTAAATGTAGACTGTGAAAACTGTCCAGTATGTTCTCCAATTCCTGCTGTAGATTCAGAAGTTGCTATGGCAATGTATGATTCAGAAGTTGGTAAAGCAGAAAAGCCTAACTATGCAAACATTATTAAGCCACGTAGTGGTGGAAGCGCTCCATCAAATCCAAAACTATATGCAAGAGTTGTACAAGCAGCAAAAGATAAGTTTGAAGTTTATCCTTCTGCTGTAGCAAATTCTTGGGTAGTACAAGAATACAAGCGACGTGGTGGAACATATAAGTCTGAAAAAACACTAGGATCAGACAACTTTTGGAATGGATTTTTAAAATAATGCCAAAGAAAAAAGCAAAATCATTTAATGCAACACAAATCAAGGATGGAAAGATTGTGCGTATGAATAAAAACGGTACAGTCAAATCTATTCTTGGTCCATATGAAGTTAAGCATCCAAAGAAAGATAAGTAATGGCAGACTCATACTCACCTAATGAAGGCATGAAAGCAGCAGCTCGTCGTGCTTTAAAGTGGAAAGAAGATGGTTTAGCAACTGGCGCTGGAACCCCTGTAGGCTGGGGTAGAGCAACTGATATTGTTAATGGTGCATCTATGTCTCTTGATACTGTTAAGAGAATGTACTCTTTCTTTTCCCGTCACGAAGTAGACAAGCAAGGAAAAGATTGGGACAAGCCATCTAATGGAAAAATAATGTGGAATGCCTGGGGTGGCGATGCTGGTTTTGCATGGTCTCGTGCTATTGTTGAAAGAGAAAAGAAGTTTTGGCAAGCAAGCCCATTTAATTTTAAGGGGTAAAAATGATATTATTTTTGATTCTTGGCTTGACAACTGTAACCATATCCTCTATAATTATAATAACTGTAAAAAAGAATAAAAGATATTTTGCTAAAGTAGCGTATCGCCAAAGCGATATACATCAAATAGTAAAAAACTTTATTCCTAAAGATCTTTTTGAACTACCAAAGAAGCTTTCTCAGGCAAGAAAGCATTTGAGTAATAATACTGTAAAGGTATTAATTATAGAGGATCAGGCATATTGGGTGCATGCTAATATGTTTTACGTGGCTGACACAGAAGAAGGATCAGTGAATCCAGAAACAGTTAGACCAGTTGATACAAACAATATGTCAAAGCGGGATATTGATAAGATGCTATTCATTTTGGATAGCTTAAGAAACGGAAATTCTGATGATAGTAGCAGTACATGGAACAGCTGACTTTGATGATTATCAAGTCTTCCTTCGTGCTATGAGTGTTGCCCTTTCTGGAATGAAAGATGGAGATAAAGAGTTTACAGTGTATTCTGCAGGTCCTGCAGCTATTAACTCCTTTGTTTCTGAATTTTGTAACTTATCAGAAAGAGGAATGAAAGCTCGTGGTAGAAAGATAAAGTTCTTTAAGGTGCCTAACTCTTGGATTGAAGAGAACATGGGCAATGTTAACTACCTTGCTTTTTTAAGTAAGCCACAGCAACCTGTATCAAAACTGATTGCAGTTGCTGAAAAAAATAATGTTGAAGTTGGAATTTTCAGATACTAAAGGGGTAAAAATGATTGTAAAAGATTTAGCAGTAATGGAAAAAATTGTTGCAAAGAACTATAACCTATATTGGGATGGTTGGACGGTAGTAGAAACCAAGCAGTCTGATATTGCAAAAACTGCAGTTAATGGCATTCGTCGTAAGGGTAAATGGTTTTTGGCAAAAAGATTTGTACCTGATCACAACGGCTGGGATATTCCAAACAGATACAAGGTATAAATATGAAGCAACACTTATGGAAAGACGAAGGTGCTTGCTTTGATATGGATACAAATTTATTTTTTGATAAATATGAGGATGATGAGCTTGTTAGACCAATCATAGATAACCTATGCCAGGCCTGCCCAATGCAAAAAACATGTTTTGCCAACGGGGTATCAGGTAAGGAATGGGGAGTCTGGGGTGGTATATACTTAGAGAATGGCGAAATATCAAGAGAGTTTAGTAAACATAGGACAAAGGAAAAGTGGGGTGAAATGTGGAAATCTCTAACAATGGAGAACAACTAACAAGCTTTGAAGCAATGTGTTCAATACTTGGTGAGTTGTGGATGGACTATAAGTCTGACAAATATTTCAAGGACTTTATTGAGTACAATGATATTGGTCTTCCTATTGCATTCTTAATTGACAATGAATTAGTAGAGCCAAGCCATCTTGCTAAACAATATGTTCATGAGACGTGGGATATATTTATGGCAGCATTAGAGTTAACTCAGGACATGGGTTGGGAATCACTTGAAGAACTTTTCCACTATGTAGATAAGAAGGATGACAATTAATGTATACAGACTCAATGCGTAGAGCTTTTCATTCAATAGATGCTCCTAAAAATTTTACTGTTGAACTTATAGATAACGAACACTTTCTTACTGTAAAGTTAAACGAGTATGATTTTATGCCTATGGGTCATGATGAAAAAATAAAAGCATTACAGTATGTTGTACAATTAAAGAATGCTTTAGAAATGGAAGGCGCAATTGTGCTTGTTACAAGAGAGGCTGTGAAATAAATGAACAATACATATATTATATATGTACTCAGCGGTTTTGTAAGTATTCTAACCTTACTTTCTCTTATGTTTTTAATTAAGATATTAAAAATGCGTAAGAAGATGAAGACTATACTGATGGCATATTCAAAGATTGAATCATTGATGTCTCTAAAAGAAGATCATAAAATAGATAACAATGTACACAAAGAAAGCTTTATAAAGTTTCTATCTGATTCTCGTGATTGGGCTTATGAATATATTCAGCAGGTTCAGCTTGGACTAACTAAGTTTATCAGTGATGTTGATGCAGACATATCATATTTTGATGAGTATGGAGAAGCACTATCTATGGGAAGACCAGATTTTGCTGCTATGAAAAATATATCAACATCGTATAAAGAATTAAAAAATCTTTTGCCAAAGGAGGAAACAAAATGAAAGATGTATTATTATCAACACTAACAGGTTTTGGATGTGGCGTAGTATTTGCTGCATTCAAATTGCCAGTACCAGCACCACCAGTTTTTGCGGGAGTCGCAGGAATTATTGGTCTATGGATTGGTTTTACAGTACTAACAAACGTAATATCCTAGGAGGAAAATTATGAATACAGAACAAATTAAGGCACTAGTTGCATCATACGGAAGATCAGTTCTTGCATCAGGCCTTGCACTATACATGGCAGGCGTAACAGATCCAAAGGATCTATGGACAGCACTTGTTGCTGCACTAGCGCCAGTTGCAATCAGAGCAATCAATCCTAATGACAAGGCTTTTGGTATATTGCCAGATGCTAAAGAGGTAGATAAGGCTCTAAAGGCTGCTAAGGCACCTGTAAAGAAGGCTGCTAAGAAGGCTGCTAAGTAATAGCTACTTAGAGGGGGTCAGTCCACAACTGGGCTGGCCCTCTTTCTGCTATAATGAAAATATATGTCAAAAACAGCTCTGATAATGTGTACTTATGTAAGGTTTGAAAACCTTAAGATTACTTTGAGCTGCATAAAAAGACAAACCAACCAAGACTTTAATTTTTATATAATTGATAACTCTAACAGACATGAAAAATTATTAAAGCATCTTGAAAAATATGGCAACGGTATAGATGTAACTGTACATAACTACGAGAATGAATTTAAACAATTTAGTAGATTTATATTAGCAAGAGAGTTAGCTGAACAAGGATATGAAAAGATCATCTTTATTGATGATGATGAGATTCTTTCAGATACATTTATACAAGATTGCCATGATCAATATGAGCCTGATAAGGTAAAAAGCTTTTGGGCCCACATGGTTGAGAAGATTTATAATAGTAAGATTAAGCTGGAGCAGGGTGAGTGTGGCAATTATGCAGGAACTGGTGGATTAATATGTAACTCAAGCCTATTTCTTAATGATGACTTCTTTGATTGCCCAGAAGAGTACTGGATTATTGATGACTTGTGGTTATCTTTTTATATATTAAAACACACTAATCTTAAAATTCAGGAACTTAAAACAAACATTGAATTTATTAGAGATACTAAGGCAACACATATGACTCTTGGCAACCTAAAGCAAGAGTTCTCAGAAGAATTTATTATTCCAGTATCAAAGGTTTTGGGGCTAAAGCTCTAGCAAGTCCTGATATTTTTGGTACAAGGTTTCATTAGAGAAATTATTAATGCCTATATCAAAAGCTTTACTTTTATTTAGAAAAATATCACTGTCATAATAATCATCAACTAACTTAGCAAGCATCTTAGCATCACCCTCATATACATCAAGCATAGTGCGAGTCA